GTAACAAACGTAGGCTCTGTTGTTATGGCTCAGTCTGCTGTTATTGATATTGCTGGTGCAAGCAGTGCAGACCAAGTTGTTGCCACTATTCCGGCAAACTCTCAGATTGTTGATGCGATTCTGAACGTAACTACGGCTAATGACGATGGTACCGCTTCTACTGTAGTTGTTGGCACTTCCGGCGATCCAAATGCGTTTATTCCGTCTACTAGCGTACAGTCTGCCGGTACTACTCGTGGAACGCTGGATACCGAAGCCACGGACGTTGGCACTACTGACATTCAAGTTTTGGCTGATTTTGCTGCTACTGATGGCGATGGTACTGCTGGTGTTGCGACCGTAACTATTCTGTACATCCAAAACAATAACCTCTCTTAATTGGAGGTAAATCATGGCTGATACAGTAACAAGCCAAACTATTCAGGACAGTGAACGAAAAGCTGTTTTGAAGTTTACAAACATTAGTGATGGCACTGGTGAGTCTGCTGTAATCAAAGTAGATGTTTCTGCCTTGGCTACAAACTCTGCTGGTCAGGCATGTACGTCTGTTACAGTCGCAAAAATCTGGTGGCAGTGTGTTGGTATGGGTGTTGAACTTTTGTTTGATGCAACTACCGATATGCTTATTATCGGACTTTCGCCAGACAGTAACGGCTTCCATGACTATTCTCCGTTTACAGGTATCCCCAATAATGCGGGCGCCGGTAAGACCGGAGACATTGCGTTTACAACCATTGGGGCAAGCGCCAACGATACCTATACAGTCATTCTTGAACTGGTGAAGGAATATTAATGGCCACATCAGGGTCGCGTGACTTTGAGCCAGATGTCGCTGAATACATTGAAGAAGCATTCGAGCGATGTGGTTTAGAGTTTAGAACTGGTTATGACGGGATCACCGCAAGGCGATCCCTTAACCTTCTTTTTGCTGATTGGGCGAACAGAGGGTTAAACCAGTGGACGGTTACAAATAGCACAACAACGCTAACCAAAGGCGATGAGTACCTTGATTTAACGTCAACAACGATTGACGTTTTAGACGTTGTTATTCGCCGCACTAGCGGAGGAACAACGACAGATATTCAGATGGATCAAATAAGCAGATCCGCTTATTGGAATCTTCCTGATAAATCAACGCAAGCAAGACCAACTCAATGGTTTCTTGATAAACAAATCACGCCTCGATTGTATATATGGCCCGCCGCAGAGAACAGCACTGATCAATTATTGATCAATCGCTTAGTTCGGATACAAGACGCAGACGCAAGCGCAAATACAGTAGATATGCCTTTTAGGTTTTATCCTTGCCTTGCTGCCGGTCTCGCTTATTACATTGCCTTGAAGAAGGCGCCAGAACGAGTAGAAATGCTCAAATCGTTTTACGAGGAAGAGTTTGCGAGGGCTGCTGACCAGGACGAAAGTAGGGCATCTTTGATGGTAGCCCCTGCGCTTAGTTCTTATAGGCGAGCCTAATGGCTTACGCATCAGGAAAACGATCACTTGCCATATGTGATAGGTGTGGTTTTAGGTATCCGTACCCAAAGCTAGTAAAAGAGTGGACAGGTTTTAGGGTTTGCCAAGAGTGTTACGAACCCAAACATCCGCAACTTATTCCGCCTAAAAACGTTTCAGATCCTGAAGCTTTACGCCATCCAAGGCCCCAGCAAGCTGTAACTGCAGGTGAGGGTGTCGTTCGGACAATAGATCCAAACAGAATGATTTCAACAACCGGAGATCCAATAGGATCTGCCTTTTCTGGCCTTAAAGGCACTACAGAATTAGGTTCAGTAACAGTGGTGATATCATGAGTTTTACTTACGCAACATTAAAAAGCACTGTTCAAGATTATTGTGAAACGTCAGAAAGCACGTTTGTTAACGATCTTCCTACGTTTATTCAAGAAGCAGAAGAAAGAATACTTAAAAATGTAGAGCTCCCTGTATTTAGAAAAAACGTTACAGGAACCGCAACTGCTAGTAATACTTATCTGTCTACGCCATCAGACTTTTTGGCCCCTTACAGTCTAGCTGTGTCAAGCAGTGGATCGTATTCTTATCTCCTTTTTAAGCATGTTTCTTTTATTAGAGACTACACGCCAAACCCAACAACCACTGGATTACCAAAGTATTACGCTTTGTTTGATGACACCACGTTTTTGCTTGGGCCAACGCCAGACAGCAATTACACGTTTGAGCTTCACTACAAGTATCGACCAGCGTCTTTGACCGCTGGTGCTGAAAGCGGAACAACCTGGTTATCAGATAATGCTCCAGATGCTTTATTGTATGGAACACTTACTGAAGCGGCTACTTTCTTAAAAACACCAGAAGAGATTGGTAATTATCAACAAAGGTTTGACATGGCTTTGGCAGCACTCAAAAAGCTTGGCGAAGGATATGGGGCTAGAGACGAACTTAGATACGATATAGCGAGAGGGTAAGCTTTGTTTGACGTTGAAGTAAAAGCAAATGTTGGAGGCGTTGAAGTACAAACAACAAGCAATCGAGGAATGACGCCAGAAGAGATTGCTGCTTCTGCTGTAAACAAGATCATTAGTATTAGTGACGATGCTAGTCCTTTGATAAAAATGCAGGCAGAGGCTTTTAGGGAAAGGGTATTTCACGTTATCGTCACTTCTATCAATCAAGGTGTTAAAAGCGACAGAACGACTTTGTATAATTTACTTTCAAATCAAGGCCATAGAGACATGGCTGAAATATTAAGGAATCTATAATGGCTATCACTCAAGCAATGTGCACTTCTTTCAAGAAAGAACTGCTGGAAGCAACGCACGATTTTACGGCTGCGAGCAATGTATTTAAGCTGGCTTTGTACACGAGCAGCGCAACGCTGGATGCATCGACAACGGCGTACACCGCTACCAATGAAGTGAGCGGAACTGGTTATACCGCCAAAGGTTCTTTCTTGACTAGCGTTACACCGACTAGTTCAGGAACCACCGCGTTTACAGACTTCAACGATTTGACGTTCTCTACAGCAACAATTACGGCGAGGGGAGCCTTAATATATAACGAAGCTGCAACTGGAGATCCAAGCGTTTGTGTTTTAGATTTTGGTGGAGATAAAACATCAACTGCAGGTGACTTTACCATTAGTTTTCCAGCAGCAGACGCCAGTAACGCGATCATAAGAATCGCATAGGATTGATATGTGGCTGATGTCACAGTTGTCTTTCAGGGCTGGAATAGCTCAAATCAAGGCTGGGGTGAAGGTGGCTGGGGCCAAGATGTTCCGCTGGCTGACGGTACAGGCCAGGTCGGTTCGGTATCAATTACCGCAGATGCGAATGTGGCGGTCACAGGTGTTTCAGGCACCGCGAGCGTTGGTGACGTTACCGTTACAGCAGACGCCAATGTATCACCTGCTGGAGTCTCTGCGACAGGATCTGTCGGGTCAGTCACAGTTACAGCAGACGCCAATGTCAGCCCGACAGGTGTATCAGGAACATCGGCTGTCGGCAGTGTTTCTGTATCCGCAGACGCTAATGTTTCAGTTACAGGCGAAACTGCCACAGGGGCTGTTGGATCGGTTACCGTTTCGGCAGATGCAAACGTCAGTCCGACAGGATTGGCAGCAACCGGAAGCGTTGGCTCAGTCAGCGTATCGGGCGATGCGAACCTTAGTGTCACAGGTGTATCAGGCACCTCGGCGCTCGGTAGCGTCACTGTTGCAGCAAATGCAGATGTTAGCGTCACAGGCGAAGAAGCGACTGGCGCAGTTGGATCTGTATCGGTTACAGGTATTGCGAACGTTAGCCCAACGGGTGTTGCTGGCACGGGTCAAATTGGCACGGTCACGATTAAGCTGGGCCAAACGATTCCAGTTACGGGAGTTTCTGGGACAACTGCTCTCGGGACTGTTAGCGTTGGTGGTGATGCTGACGTTTCGGTTACTGGAGTTTCTGGGACAGGAGAGATTGGAAATGTCTTGGTTTGGGGTAAGATCGTTCCTGGACAAGACGCGAATTGGCAAAACATTGACGAGTCTCAAACGCCGTCTTGGAGCGCAATTGATGACAGTCAAACACCAGGTTGGTCAAGTGCTGATGACAGTCAAACACCAAGCTGGTCAACTATTGATGATAGCCAAACACCTAATTGGCAAGAGGTAGCTTAAATGGCAACTTACGTTAATGATCTACGTTTAAAAGAGATCGCCACTGGAGACGAATCAGGAACGTGGGGAACGTCCACGAATACCAACCTTGAGCTAATCGGAGAGGCTTTAGGTTACGGCACACAAGATTGTTTTAGCTCAGACGCAGATGCAACGACCACGGTAGCTGACGGTGCAACAGACCCCGCTCGGTCAATGTATTTTAAGGTTACGTCTTCTGCTACTCTTACAGCGACCCGCACCCTCACCATCGCACCGAATACTATTTCGCGTGTAATGTTCATCGAGAACGCCACCACCGGCTCTCAGTCAATCAACATCAGCCAAGGCTCTGGCGCAAATGTGACGATTGCGACAGGCAAGACCACGGTTGTTTATCTCGATGGCGCAGGCTCTGGTGCTGCCGTTGTTGACGCGTTGGCGCTGGTCGATCCCGGCGTAACGGATACGTTGGCGGAGGTGTTAGCCGCAGGTAATACCTCGGGCGGCACCGGCCTCACCATGTCTTCAGGCGATGACTTGACCCTGACCGGCGCAAGCTACAACGCAGTGTGGGATAGCTCTGATTCTGCGCTTGAGTTTGCCGACAACGCCAAGGCAGTCTTCGGTGCTGGCTCTGACCTACAGATTTATCATGATGGTAGCCATAGTTACATTAGCGACCAAGGCACAGGCAATCTGCGTATTCTTGCTGAAAACTTTACAGTTCGTAATCCAGCAAATAATGAAAGCATGATTATTGCAACACCTGATGCTGGTGTAACACTTTACTACGACAACGCCGCCAAACTCGCCACCACCTCCACAGGTGTTGACGTAACGGGCACTGTGACGGCTGCTTCTTTTGAAACTGATGCAGGCGGGACATTCACGACAGCCAGCGGCAATGATTTAAACATTGTCTATCCATCAACTCGCAGTCTTTTTATCAAAGAAGGCTCAGACACACACGTAACGGTGGATAACGCAGGCAACGTCGGGATTGGTACTAGCAGTCCAAGCAAATTATTACATGTTTCCGGTACTTCAGATTTTCTTGTTGATGTAGCTGGTAGTGATTCGGCTGTTGTTTTTAAAGAAACTGGTGGTAACTCTTGGAGAATAGGAAACGATTCAAGCACAGATGCTTTTACTATTACTCAATCAGAAACATCTCTTGGTGCTGATGTTAGATTTTTTATTGCTAACGGCGGGAATGTCGGGATTGGTACGTCGAGTCCAAGCGCATTACTGGAAGTCAACTCAGGGAACGACACCCTACCTACAATTTCTTCTGCAACAAAAGCGATCTTTGCCACCGATAATACTACTGGTTTTTCTTCAGCAATTAGCATTATTGCGAACGCCACTGGGAATGCTGACATTCAGCTTGGTGATTATGCAAACGAAGACGCTGGAATAGTTAGATATGACAACGCAAACGATGCATTAGTTTTTGTTACAGCTACATCAGAACGCCTCCGCATCGACTCAAGCGGGAATGTCCTAATTGGAACCACTAGCGGTAGTCGTAATTTAGTCGTTAAAGGATCTGCTAGTGGAACTATTGGTATTGACGGAGCTGCAACTGGTAACCAGCAAATTGCGTTTGCACAAGATGGGACAGAGAAAGCATACCTGACGTACTGGGACAGTAGTGACACACTGGCTTTAACAGATGGCTCTGCAAACGGGCTGCACTTCAGTCCAAGCACAGGGAATGTTGGTATTGGTACTAGCAGTCCAGCCGTTCAATTAAGCCTAAAAGAAGCAGGTTCGACTAGTGCAGTCAATGAATTTGTAAGAATAGAAAATAACGCAGCGGGTGGGGCTGGAGCAGGTTCATCAATAAACTTTAATCATTATCACGCTGGTGGAGGCCCAGCGGGTGGAGCTAAAGCTGCCTCTATAACTGCACAAAATATGGATAGTTGGGCAGCAGGTACGCCTTCTAGTTATAGCTCAGGTTTAACTTTTGGAACTATACATGAAAATTCTTTTGCAGAGCGTATGCGTATCGACTCAAGCGGCAATGTTATAGTCAAAGCTGGTAAGGAACTGCGTGTTAATCGTCCCGATGATGCAACATATGGCGCAATAAGTCACGGCGCGGCTGGCACTGGTATTGTCTACAATGACGCTAATGGAGATGGGCATCACTGGCAGTTTGCTGGTAGTGAGAAAGCGCGTATCGACGCAAGCGGTAAACTCCTCATTGGAGACTCCGCTAGTCATACCTCAGACTTACTTCAGATAGAAACACCTGCCTCTGGTCGTGGTCACGGTATACAGATTAGACGTAATGACGCTAATGGCGATCAAACCATCGGAACAATTACATTCGGCAACAATACCGACACAGATTTAGCTCAGATTAAAGCTAAGACTGATGGTGACGGTAACAGTGGTGACAGCGGTGCATTGTTGTTTAGTACGCAAGTAACTGGTGGCGCAC